GGGTTGGTCATCCGCACCCCATGTGGCGACTAGCGCGTATGTCAGTGGGATGTTCCCCTCTGCAAGAACGGTCTCGTATATGGAGCCATCGACATCCTCTTCGTGCTGTATGAGGTCGTAGTGGACCTGCCCTGCCGATGCTATGAAGTCATAGCCCGTGTACAGGCACAGCTTGAGCACGTTTGCGTTATATACAAATCCTTGAGTCCAAATGCTCACAGGCGTTATCTCTCTTTCGTTTTGTTGTAGGTTCATGTTTATTCAATATAAATGTAACCACCAAAGATGGTTGTTAAAGGATTGGTTGCCCAAGTGGGATTGATGAATTTAATCTCGATGTAGTCTCCTGCCACCACGGCAATGCTTAAAGCTGAGTTGCTGAATACCCTTTCATTGGTTGCCACAGATAGGGTTGCTATAAGTGTATCGGTTGCATTGTTTAGCCTCACATATCCACTCCATGCTTGGTTGGTTCCCGCAGTACCGCTGTAGCAATAAATCTCGGCTCGCTTAATCGTCCCTGCCTTCGGTATGTAAACCTTACTTGTTGCTGCAACAGTCACGGGAGCCTTGGGAAGGTTTCCAAAGTAAATAGTCTGAGCATCCACGGGCGAAGAGGTCAAGGCTTGAACCGACAAGGTGTAGCCAAGAGTAGTCAAATTACCACTACCAAGCAACGTAGTTCCATTAACGGTCTTGATGTTTGTTCCACTGACAAGCAGGTCCTGCTTCCCATTGAAGGTGTTCCAATCGGTCGATGTCAGGAACCCCTTGGTTGTCGTGTTCGCCGACTGACCGTTGGTGTAGTCTATGCTTATCAGTCCCGCACCATCGTCATTGAAGTCGGAATCCTTGAATGTGGAAGCGCCTTTTGTGAGGCTGTCAGCCTTGGCGTCACCAATGCCGATGGAGCCCGACGTTGTTATCGTTCCTCCCGTCAACGGCGAGGATGCGGTGATGCTTGTAACGGTTCCGTTGCCCTTGTTGTTGAATGTCGTCCAATCGGTGGATGACAAATATCCGCTCGTTGAGCCACTAGATTGAGCAACTTGAATGGTGGTCCCTGAGCCTATCACAGCAGTTGTTCCACCTGTGATGGTGAGTATGGAGCTGACTGTCTCTGTAAGGTTTCCCTTTGTGAGCGCAGGCTCCTTGGAGTTGAAGGTGTTCCAATCAGTGGACGAAAGGTATCCGCTAGCGGATGTTGCAGCCTGCTTGACTTGTATGGTCGTCCCGCTTCCTATGACCGCATTGGTTCCTCCTATGATGGTAAGCACACCCGATATGGTCTCAGTAAGGTTTCCCTTGGTCAGAGTAGGCTCCTTGCCATTCAAAGCCGTCTGCAAATCCGTCTGAGAAGACAGCGTTCCTGTGATGCCACCCCATGTGGCGGTAGCCACCACAGGCTGCCATGAGTTGTCATCGCGCAAGTACTTTGTTCCATCAGGTGTTCCCGTAGGCAAATCCAACTTGTTGCTCAGCACCAACCAAAGGTCTGTCTGAGCCGAAAGCGTGCCCGTGATACTACCCCATGATACTATCGCCGAAGGTAGGTTCTGCCACGTATTGTCGTCACGCAGGAACTTCACCCCCGTAGGCGTGCCCGTAGGCATATCGAGCTTTGCGTTCAAAGCCGTCTGCACGCTCACATCCCTATACAGTCCTAATGGCATCTTAGTAGCTTTTCAATATGTTGTAAATGACAAAGGTTGACAGTCCGATTAACGCGAACGCCGTCCTCTCAAAAGCGTTGAAGCTGATGATGGCTCCCGTTGTCAGGGACGAATCAAACCAACGCTTCTTGTATATGCTAGGGTTGATGTTGTTCCTTGTCACATAGTATGCCCCGTCGTGTATGAATGGGAACACAAGTACGCAGAACACCACATTCCAAAATCCCTCATACCAAAGTATAGGCAGGGCGACGCACATCCTGATGAGCGTCAGCATGGCGTGTGAGCTGAGCTGCTTGACCTTAGGTCTGCTAGCCCAAAAGTATCCCTCCAACACCCCTGACAGGTAGGAGAAAACCAAGAAGCAAAGTGTTGCAAACATCACTTAAAGAATATGTAATGGGTTAGACATACGATTACAAAGAAGATGAACATATACAGCCACATGACGGGCGGTCTGAATCTTCTCCAAAGCTTGAGCAGCTCACTTTTGTTCACTGTCACTGTTTTCAAATAGTTCGTCCTCTCTTTCGTCACCAAGCGCATCGCACCTGTATACGTACTCGGCAGCCTTGAACCCCAACACGAGGCAGGCTAGGCATGATATTACGGTCACCAACAGCATGGTTTCTCTTCTTTATGGTTAGACATCAATTCAATTTTCCTGTTAAGATACCACACCGCCTTCTTTAAATCCTCCACCTCGTCATTTTTTTTCCCCGCCCTCGATATGTACTTGACGGCGTTGCCCAAGTGGAAGTCCAAGTCCCAAGCCTCGATGACCCTTATGGTCTCGTAGGTGGGGTCAGCTGATTGGTAGTGGCTCGGATGGTTTACCTGCTCTTGCATTCTTTTTCTTGTCTATAAAGTTATGTATTTCCTGCAACATGAATCCCGTCAGCCAAGCCATGGTCTCCTCGTCGGTTATCTCCCTGTCGCCTGCTATGCGGCTGACGACATGGAACACCTCGTGACCAATCAGGTTGTGACTGATTCTGTCAATATCCAAGATGATTACGTACAGGTCGAAGCTCACGCTTATGGAAACACCCTCGGCTGTACCCTCCTCTATGGCGACCTCCTTGGTGTCGTACTTCTTGTGTATGCGCTTCTCGGAAAGATACACGTTGTCGGTCAAAACCAACAACACATCACACCCGAAGGTGCTCACTCGTATCTTCTTCTGAAGCGTCTTCATTTCTTGGTTGACCTTCCACCTCTGCCGTTCCTAGCCCTGTTGGTTTTCATGCGCTCCCTGACCAAGCTGCCGCTCTTGGTGTGGCTCATGTCCTTGCCGTCACCATTGCCGTATGTTCCCGACTCCTTGTTGGCTTTGTTCAGCTCAGCCCTGTACTTCTTGCGCTCAGGGGTGGCGTGGTACTTCTTGTCGTACTCGATTTTGTTCTTTATGGCTTTGTCAGACAGACCCGCCTTCTCGTATGACGGGTGCTTGCCCGCTAGCTTGTTCTTCCTGCTTTTCATATATTATCCAATGTTTTCTTGAAATGACTCAGTGTGTAATCCTTCTTCTTGGTGACAGCCCTGTAGATGTCGTGCTCGATGCCATCCTTGGCGAACACCCAATACACGGTGTTGTCCATGCGCTCCTTGGTGGTCATCCTATCCTTGCTCTGCCAATAGCTAGTGGCTGAGAAGTCTATGTTGTAGTACACCAAGCATACAGCCTCCTTGAGGGATATGCCCTCGCGACCGCTGACAATCTGCAAGGCTATGGACTTGTCGGTGTCCTTGAAGACACCTAGGTCGGTGGTCAGGCTGTCGCCAAACACCTTCTTGAGGGCTTCCAACTCCTCCTTGAACTTATAGAAGATTCCTATCTTCTTGTTATAGAACTTCTTGCATATGAACTCAGCCTTGGAGATGTCCAACACCATGGAGTTGCCACTCTCGAACTTGATGGTTCCGCTGTACAGTTGGTGCAGCTTCATCATCAGCTTCACGGGCGTGTCAGCCAATATGGTCTCGCTCTTTCCTTCCACGACCAAGGTCTTGCTCAGGTCCGATATGAGCTTGTATGTTGACGGCATCATGTCCACCTCCAAGATGTGCTCCTTTATGGTCGACATGAACCCCGCATCGGACTGAGAGAAGTTGATGGTATAGGGCTTCATCACCTTGATGATGTTCTCGCTTCCGCCTGAGTAGTCACGCACCACGATACCATTGATGTGCTTCTCGGTCACCTTCACATACTTGTCGCAGAACCTGTAGAAGTTCTTGAAATCCTTGAAAGGGGTGCTTGGTATGCCATACACCTGATGGTACATCTGAGAGTATGACTCGGGTGTTGGCGTCCCTGACAGCAATATGACCTTGGACTTGTTCTTGGCTATGAGGTTCTTCACGCTCAAAGCCCTGCCGTTTGGCTTTGGAAACGCGCCCAAGCTGTGAGCCTCATCCAAGATGATGACGTCGTACCTGATGAGTGAGCTGACCTTGTGCAGGCTCTCGTAGTTTATGATGTTGATGTTGAAGCTTGGTGATAGCTCCTCGAAGTCGTCCATGATGGATGTCATGGCTTTCTTCTTGGTCACAAACAGCACGTTCATGGCTCCTATCTTGTCGGCTATGCCTAGGCTCGTCAGGGTCTTCCCTGTTCGCACCTCCATAGCCAAGTACACGAAACCGTTATCTGTGATTATCCTGCTAGCCTTGTCTATGATGTCCAACTGATAGTCCCTGAAGGCGAACCTGTCAGGGTTGCTGTATAGCTTCTTGGACTCCTCTATGTTAGCCAACACCTGTTCCACATCTGAGTACTTGCGCTTGGGAACCATCTTGGCATCCTTGCCTCGACCAACCTTTACATCAATGGTCTTGCCAACAACCTTCTCAAGCTGATTTAGGTACTCCAACATATCGCTGTCGCTGTATCCTTCCTTCCTTACTATCATTTTCTGAGTCGGTTGTTACAGGTTCCACATCTCATGTTGCGCGTATACTTTTTGATTAATGGCGTGTCGCACAGACAGTCCAATTCCTTGGGCGTGCCGTCAGGGTGGTAGTTCTCCTCGTATATCTTGCGCAGCTCATGACATATCTCATACATCTCCATCTCCTCGAAGTAGAACATGATTAGCTCCAACTGAGCAGGCTCCAAGTCATCGGGTGCGTGCGCTAGGTAGCTTATGCCCGACATCATCACCTCCTCTAGGGATGCCTTTCCTGTTATGATGTTGTATGAGTTAATCATACCAACGTGTATTATCTGATTCGATGTCATCATTCTTCTATGTCCTCCTTTTTCCTTATGATTATCCACCTGCCCATTTGGTCCCGACCCTCTTCAGGCATGACCCCCTCCTTGTACATGGCGTAGGATATGAGCCACTTGTAAAACCTTGTGCGTGAGATGGTAAGCTTTGACTTGGGTCCGTAGTCAGGGTACTCGTTAACGAAGTCAAAATATAAATCATTTTTGTATAACCTGATACCCAACTGTAAAATATTGTCCCTGCCCGTGCTGTCGGTCAGACCACACCACTCGATGAAGTCGTGGCAGGTCTCGGCTGACAGTTGGCGTATCTTTAGGTTCACGAACCTGCTCTTCACCAATCCTGTGTCAAGGTAGCTCTTCAGGTTCCCAACCATGTAGTTGTCGAACTCGCACCAATCATCGTCGTTCCAATCGCTGAACATCATCTTGCCGAACTCGTCCGATGGCGTGAACGACTTGGAGTAGTATTGGTGCAGCTCCAATTCCCACTTGCGACGCTCGAAGCTGTTGCCTGCACCCTTGATGGCGTAGTTGGTGGTGATGGTGACCTTGGGTGACTTGCTGAAGGGTATCTTGATGGCGTCCTTGTTCTTCTTCTCTAGGGTGAGTCCTTCGGTAACGACGCTGAACAGTCGCTCGAAGTCAAAGTATTTCTTCACATCATCGAAGCATAGTATCTGTGTGTCTGCTGATACGAGTTGATACGCAAAGCTACGCTCAAAGGTGAAAGACTTTCCGTCGATAACCACGAGCTTCTTCATCTTGCTGATGGCGTTCATGAACAAGCCCTTGCCTGTTCCACCCTCAGGGTTGTCGGATATGACCTCGTCGTTTAGGATGACGGCGGGGCAGAACGACAGGCTCTTGAAGCCATGCAGCAGGAAACCGATGGTGCTCTCCATGGCTGCCACCCTTGAGTCGTCGTCGGCGCATATGTTCCTGACAAACCTTCGGTAGTCGCAACGCTCGGTGACCCTGCACATGGTGAAGTTGCGGTCGATGACATGGTCTTTCCAAACATATCCTCCCAAGTCAAGGTAGTCGATGACCGTTATGTTGTCCTTGGTGACCTTGACGGCGCAGTTCAGGTAGTACAGGTATGCCGTGTCCTTGGTGTCCTCGATGAAGTAGATGTCTATGGTGTCTAGCATTGACAGGAACTCATCCTTGAAGAAGCGCGTGTTGTCGGCGAAGTAGTTGTATACGGCTATGTCGTCAAGCTCGATAAGGTGCTTGAGCACGTAGTCCTTGATTTCCTTCTCGGAGGTGTGGTCGATGAGGTTGTTGGTGACCTTCACGAACACATAGTTCTTGCTGCCCTCGGGACAGTACTTGTAGAATCCACTGTCCTCCAAGAATTGCTTGAAAAGGATATGTATGATTCGGACCTGACCCTTGTCGTTCTTAGCCCAAAATATCTGCTTGGAGTTCTCCTGCTCGACCTTGTCAAGCACGGCGTCTATGGTCTGCTCATCGAGTTGGCTCTGTTGCAGCTGCTCGCGTATCTCGTTGCGTGGAACGCCACGGCGGAGCTTAGCCCTGATGCTGTTGACCCTCTCCTCGTCCTCGTAGTACTTGGTTCCGAAGTTGGCGGTGTGCCTATAGGCTGAGTCGATGGTGGTGGCTATCTCCCTTACGGTGAATGACTCGGATGCGAATTGGTTCAGGATGTACGACGCTAGGCTCTTGTTGATGCCGAAGTCGTTGAATGCCATGGCTAGGATGTAGCAGTTCTGATTGCGCTGACCCTCGCTCATGGGGTATTTATTCTCCCACCACTTGACCAATATCTCGACAATCTTGTTCTCGTCGGTGATTGGTATGGTAGCCTTGTCCTTGATTTTGCTTACCTCGGTGTACTCACGCTCCTCGATGGTGTCCCATACCGATGAGTTCTCGTTGATGTGGATTACGGGGTCGTGGGACTCGTAGCATACGCGGCTCAGGTTCTTGCTTGTCTTGTCGAAGTACTGTGAGTCGAAGTGCTTGGCTAGGGAGTTGAAGTAGTTGATGTGGTTGTCGGCGTCGGCAGGTATCTTCACTAGAACCTTGAGACCATTGCCCGAAGGGCTGATGAATACCGAATAGACATACTTGGAGCGGCTGAGCTTCTCCTTGTCCTGACGCATCTCCTTGACATTGGGATAGTTGTCGAAGTCCAAGCATATCAGACCTGAGTGCTGTGTGAGGGAGGTGTCGTTGCGCTTGTTGAATACCCCTGAGAAGCATATGGCAGGCAGCTGCTTCTTGAGTTCATTGCGTTCGCCCTTGTCCTTTTCGATGCGTATCTTCTTAACCAACTCTTTTGTAGCTCCTTCCCTAATCCTTTCGAGTATCACTCGGACATCCCTATAGAATGGAGCATCAGTGTCTTTTATGTTTTTGAAGATGGTTACGGGGTGTTGTGTCGTTTCTGTCATTGGTGTGTCGAAATTACGACATTTATTTAATTGATTATTAGATTACTGTCGATTATGTCGATTTTATTATTAGTTTATAGTAATAAAAAAAAAGAAGAAGAAGAAGAGAGAGAGAGAGAGATAGGCGAGGTTCAAAATTCGGCTTTTTTGACATGGGGCTAAAAAAGGGGGAGCGTTTTAAGACTCCCCCTTGCCTTGGTTAGATGGTCTTAGAACGGCAATCCTCCGTCGTCATCCTTCTTTGTGGTCTTTTTGCCACTTTTTAGGCTTATAGACGGCTCTTCTTGTGTCGAGCGACCCTTTGGTTCAAAAGTGTCCAACTCGACGTAGGGATTGCCGCTACGCCCTGTTTTGAGGTTTAGGTTAATCCAACCGTTCTTTTCATGCTTGCGCATAAAGGCGATGGCTTCCTCAACCTTCATTGATAATCTCCCGATGACGAACTCGGGTGCGTTCTCCTGACGCTTGAAGGAGAACCCGTCTGCAAAGATTTTTTCGTCTTTCGACATGGTAATATGGTTTTAATTTTTGGCACAGTCTGTTTGTTTGCGCGGTAGTTAGTCCCTGTGCCTGAACCACTTGCCACGATGGTGTCCTCGAGGACACTATGGCTTTACGTATTTCCAATGTAGGTGGTTGACCAAGATGCCTGATGCAGCCACTAATGCAGCCACCTTCCAAAACCTGACAGCCCTCTTCTTCTTGGTGACCGTGAGGCTTAGGTTGGCAATCTCGATTCCCTGAGTGGCAGCCAAGTCCTCGCAGTCAATCAGGGTCTTGGACAGGCTCAGGTTCTTAGCCCTGAGCAAATCGATGATGGTGTCCTGCTTCTCGATGATGTCCTGCTTCTTGTCGACGCTTCCATACAGAACCTTAATCTCATCCTCGTATGACTTGGCTTTCTCGATGTCCTGAAGCATCCACTTTGCGATGGTCTTGGGGATTACAACGACGCTATCAGTCAGCAATTCTTTCCTTGTAATTGTTTGTGATTGCGCGGCTAAGCTCATCAGTAGTAAGCTTATTGATACGAGTGATTTTTTCATTTCTCTTGTTTTTGATTTCGGTTAGCAATAAATCAGATTGTTGGATTTGAATGTTAAGGATTACGATGGAGTCCATCAGCACTGTGATTTGGGAGTCATACTTTGCCTGCAAGGAGTCGTTCTGCGATTTGGCTTCCTCGAAAGCCTGTAGCCGTGCGTCCAACTCCCTTGCCCCAACCAACTTTTTATTGGCGTGGTTGTTCCAAAGGATGATGGGGACCGTTATGATTACGGATAACCCCAACACTAAAATGTTTTTTTTCATTTGTTTGATTTTAAGTTAGTAATGATTCGATGTAGTGGTTTGCGATGTCGTCGGTCTTGTTCGGTCCGAAGTACTTGTCATGAATCTCAATGGCTTTCTTCACCTTGGCTTCGCCGTCCGATATGAAACTGTCGGTTGGATAGAAGATGCCTAGCTGATTGGTGACCTTGTCCACGACATAGAACACTAGATGCTTGCCGAACAGCGTTTGGTATATGTAGGCTTGGCTGTCGTAGTTGTAAGCCCTAGCGGAGTGCTTGAACTTGTTGATGTCGGAGGTGGTCTTCAAATCGATGAGCATATCGGAGCAGACGATGTCAGCCTTGCCCTTGAACATCTTGCCGTGTATCTCCTTAATCATGGGAACCTCGAACCTGTTGTCGGGTCTGTAGATGTCGTCGAAGAACGTGATGTTCTTCTTCATGATGCCCACAAGGTTCTCTATCTCCTCGCACTCCTTCTTGAGCATACAAAACTGCAAACCCAAAGCCTCGCAGTAGCTCTTGTATTCCTTGGTAGTCCTAGTGGATGCGTCGCACATGGGCGTGCCGACAGCCTTGTGCGGCTCAATCATCAGCTGATGGAAGTACCTGCCCTCAGCCAACGCCTTGTTGTCCTCGCGTGCAACCCCGAACTGTTGGGGGTTGTTGAGCAGGGTTCCTATGTCGGAGTTGGACAGATAGTTCCTGCCCAACCCCGAATAGTATTCCTTGTCGTCCTTGAGTGTCTCGAGTACGTCCATCATGCGCTA